GTTCTTATTGTCAAGAGCTTCTAGTAATCTAACTCTCAATGCAATCGGTAGATAGTGAAAGTTGATTCCTAAGAATCCACCTGGTGCTGAACCTATTGGCAACACTAATGGGAACCTGTCATAATACGGCAGAAAGTTTTTCAACTTAGGGTCATAAAAGAAGAAGTTTAATTTACCTACACTAGGTTGTCTTCTCAATGGACCTTGGTTAATCAATCTACGTGACGATACCTTCGCACCAAGTTCTTTGATCTTGTTACGATACCATGTGACTGATTTTTGTTTGTCACCTGCTGCTTTTCTTATATCATCGAGGATTTTACCCATACTACTATTTATATGAGCCTAAGACATCTTCAGTAAGTATTGTAAATTCCATGCCACGTTTACCAGACCACTCTTTTGCGGCCTCCCACTTTGCAGTATTTTTAAGATATTCTCTCACTTCATTTTGCCATTTCATCGTTTTACGCTTGGGATTCTTTACAGGTGAGACTGTATACTTTTTTGGTTTGACTTCCACAATCAGTTTACGCAGTTTACCCTCTTTGTCTTTATACTTGATATAGAAGTCAGGAAAGTAACGATGCATCTTACCATCTAAAGGTGACTTGTATGGTACAATCATCTCCTCACTACCCCACTCCAAAATGGCAGGATTCGTGTCACAATACACCATAAACCTACGTTCCCACAAACTTCTATAAATAACGTTCGTTGGATCGCCCTTGTACTTGTTTCTATGCCTAGGTCGGTACTTACCTTTGTACGATTTGCGATAGCTCATATAAATACTTATATGTCATTAATATCTGGTTTAATTAACAAACTCGCATCTAATATCATCGGTAGTGGTAATGTTGGCAAAGCCAACAACGCTGCACTAGGAGCACAGTTGCGTCAGCGATCAAACTTCCAAATTGATACCTCTCAGTTTGCACACACAAACACGAACAAGTTTTCATTTGGTAGTTTGGTATATCCCGAAGCATTAGAAACAGATCCAGGACTAGGACACTATATGCTGTTCTACATCTATCGTACAAAGAACTCTAAGTACAATCCTGCAGGCACAGAGGTTAGAACAAGTAAAACCACGAAACCAGGAAAAGGTAATACTTACACAGCGTCTACTGGTGGTGTGCCTGGTATAGAATCAAGCGTAAGAAATGATTTTCAAGCAAACACTGTACAGAGAGAGAAAAGAGATAGCATAAGATCGAAGTTAGGCTTCGTAAAAACATCCGATGCTATTGCTTTGTACATGCCACCTAATTTAGAATTTAGTTACAAGGCAGACTACAGAGCATCTGAGACAGGTGCAGCTGGACAGTTTGCGAAACAGTTTGTAGAGGGCAGTGTAAAAGATACGCTAACAAATCTTGGTGAAGGTGGTGGTGTCAAGTTCTTAACAGATCAGATAAAAGAGAAACTATTAAAAGATGTACCAGCACAGATTGGTGAGTTTCTTGGTGGTGGTGATATTACTGGTGTGGTAAGACTATCATCGCAGAAAGCATTAAACCCACATTTAGAAGCGATCTTTGAAAAGATCAACATGAGAGAATTTAATTACACGTTTAGATTTACGCCAAAGAATGAACGTGAGGTGGATACAGTAGACAAGATTGTCAAGTTATTTAAATTTCACATGATGCCAGAGAAACCAATTGACGCAGCTATTGGTAGATATCTGACTATGCCATCAGAGTTTGAGATCCACTATATGTACAAAGGCGTAGAGAATACCTATTTACCATTCGTATCTAATTCTGTATTGACAGGTGTTGATGTAGCATATGGTCCAGGTGGACAGTATCAGACATTTAAACCAAAAGCAACACCAGATGGTGACGCACCACCTCCTACAGAAATAGAAATGAAGTTGTCATTTATGGAAACAGAAGCAATGACAAAAGAAAAGATAATGGAAGGATACTAAGATGTATTTTAGAGAGTTTCCATTATACCAATATGACTTCGATGGCAAGGGACAATCAGTCAAACTTGTTACTGATATATTACGTAGAGTTGCAGTAAAGGCAAAAGTCAAAACAAATACGCTGATATTTGATAAGTACGATGTCAAAGATGGTGAGACACCAGAGATAGTCGCAGACTTATACTATGGCAACTCGCAGTATCATTGGGTTGTTGTATTGTTGAACAATATCACAAGCTGGTATGACTGGCCATTAGACGCAGTACAATACAGTAATTATCTTATGGACAAATATGGTGACAACGTAGACGGCACACACCACTATGAAGTAGCGCAGTCATCTGGTGATACAGCCATTAAGTTAGAAGTATCCAGTGACACAGCAGGTGCATCTGTAGTAACAAATAGAGAATACGAAGACAGACTACAAGATGAGAAAAGAGCAATCAGATTAATCGATAAAACATATTTAAGATTGTTTGTAGAAGAATTTAAGAAACTTATAAAGAGATAACATGAGCGTTACGATTGATCCAGAGATACTGGAAAAGGCAGGTGATTTCAACCTAGATGAAATCGCAGTCAAAACCATTACAAATGACACAGTAGATTTTAAGGCTGCATTTATAGAACTCAATATTTTTGAATCTATATATTCTAACGCAGTCAATGGTAACATAGTAATCAGAGACAGTGGTAACTTTATCAATCAATATGCTATATCAGGACAAGAAACAATCTCTTTCAACGTACATACGCCAGGTGCAGAGGGCGATGACCAAATCGACTTCAAAAAGTTTCCCGCACGTGTATACAAAGTTTCTGACAAAGTACCAACAAAAGAACGAGAACAAGTTTATACGCTACATTTCACATCCACAGAGGCAGTCAAAAACCTAAGAACACGATTTAGTAAGGCACTGACTGGCACAACTGGTGAGATGGCACAAACAATACTCACAGATAAGAACTATATCGGCACAAATAAGAAAGTGTTCGTAGAAGATACGCAGAATATTCACAAGATTGTATTTCCATACACAAGACCATTTGGTGCAGTGACAATGTTGGCACGTAGATCAGAGAGCTCTACGTACAATACACCTGGATTTCTATTCTATGAAACACACAGAGGATACAACTTTCGTAGTTATGAGAGTTTAACACACTTAGACAAGAATCCTATACCAGAACAGTTTCTATTCTCTGATATGCCATACGCTAGAGATGCCAATAATCCAGCGATGAGAGACATTGTGTTTGACATGTCTACAATCAAAGAGTTTCGTATTATGAAAACAACTGATTTACTCACAGATACATCGTCTGGTATGTTGAACTCTACGCTGTACACACATGACATACACAGTAAATCATTTACAAAGACAGAATTTAAGTACCTAGATAATTTTTACAATCGTTTACATATTGATCAGAATGTATTTAAGACTGATTACAATACGTCATTTAGTCCACTGTATAGTGAAACACCAGAGACACAAGATGGTAAGTTAACATCTGATTTTACGTCAAGTAAAATTATGGTGACACCACGTGCAACTAAACTACACAGTGAAACAAAAGATGATCCAAGAGACTATGATAATCGTACAAATATATGGTTACAGAATAGTCTTTCAAATAAATTATCTACAAACGCAATACAAATGGAAATGACAGTACACGGCAACACATATCTCGCTGCTGGTGATGTCATTCGTGTTAATATACAATCAAACGAATCAGTTGACGCAGGTGATGAGCGTATCTACGATGAGTATTTTTCTGGTCGTTGGTTAATCACACACTGTAGACACGTTATTAATCCACGTGAACATGAGACAGTTATCAAATGCGTCAAAGACACATACTTTAACGCACTACCTGTAGGAGAACCAATTGACGCATCGTAATCGATATCGTTGGATACAGAAAGAACACCCTTGTAAGTTGTGTGTTAAATTATATAAACTCATTGATCGTATAAGTAAATGTATAGGTAAGAAATGATGTCTACAATAATTTGGATAATAATACTGGTGGGACTATTGCTGTACGCAGCGTGGTTAAAGAAGGACTTATAATGAAAGAAAACTTATTAGACGTATTTACAGATATGCTATCAGAGGGTGTATATGACCCATCGATATTCAAAGCATTCTTTTTAGCAGGTGGACCTGGCAGTGGTAAGTCATATGTGGTGCGTAGAACGACTGGTGGATTTGGTATGAAGTTAATCAATCCAGACACAGCGTTTGAGAAAGTACTCAAAGACGCAGGTAAGAGTTTAGATATGAGAAGTATGGATCCAGGCGAAAGAGATAATCTACGTCTACGTGCAAAGAATATCACAAACTCACAAATGAAATTATACATTGAAGGTCGACTAGGATTGATCTTAGACGGCACCGGCAAAGACTACAATAAGATATCTACAATTAAGAAACAATTAGATACGCTGGGATATGATTCCTATATGATCTTTGTCAATACATCACTTGAGGTTGCATTAGATCGAAATAACAAACGAGCACGTAAACTACCAAATGATCTTGTCAAAAAGAGTTGGAATGACGTACAATCAAATATGGGTAAATTTCAACAACTCTTTGGCGTAGGCAGTATGGTCATTGTGGACAATAATCGTGCAGACGAAGACATTATGACACTGGCACAAAAACGTATACGTAAATTAGTGACATCACCCATACGAAATACACGTGCAAAAGCATGGATAAAGAGAGAACTCGACAAAAGAAAACGATAAAACCCTTGACTTTGCCGTAGAAATATGGTATAATACACTATGAAAAACAAAAGAAATCCAATCGCAAAACAACTGAGAACGAGCCAGTTTCGTAAACGGATTGTTGCATCGAAAAAGAAGATGCAGGTACTCAAACGTACAAAGAGTAATAATATATTACACGATTGGAGAGATGAAATAAAATATGATTAAAAATGAAATAGACAAAATTGTCGCATGGATTAAAAACTATGCAACACACGCCGGCATGAAATCACTCGTAGTCGGTATATCAGGAGGCATTGATTCCTCTGTCGTATCAACTCTTTGTTGCAAGACCGGTTTACCCACATACGCAGTATCACTTCCTCTCCATAATAGTAACCAGCATAAAGAACTCTCTCAGGTCCACGGACGCTTCCTACAGGCTTTTTTTTCAAACGTCCATCATATCACACTCCCCTTAGAAGTACCTTATAATGCGTTCCAAAACTCCCTCAGCAATCTTCTACCAAATATCCCTATCACCGAACATGCATTTGCCAACCTCAAATCACGTTTACGTATGGTATCATTATACAGTATTGCACAATCAAAGCAAGGGTTAGTCGTAGGTACGGGTAATAAAATAGAGGACTTC